ACGTTCAATCCAAAGTTGACCTGCTGTAAACCGCTCTGACTTCATGGAGATCCGTGAGATCGTCGTGCCTGAGATTAACGCCTCTATCGATCTGCCACAGGTAGCAATTCCGCAAACGCCTCCTGTCACATTGGACATCGGCGTTCCAGTAATCAATCTGCCTCACTTCAATCCGATGGATATGGAACCTGAGGTGCAGCCACCAAAGATTGTTCCACCAAAGGCAAAGCCTGCTGATCCACCAGCTGCAGAAATACCACCGATCAGACTCCCCAAAAAAGAACAACCAGCAACAACAGCACCAGCGCCAACAGAGCAACCACCTGTCGAATCAAAGCCATTGACTCAACGCATTATTGAAGCGGTTCCAACGATTCCGCAAGCCGTCAATACTGCTGGAACGTCAGCGATTGCAGTGTCAGCAGCCTTGGCAACTCCACTGTTGCTGAAGGCGATCAAGCCGACGATAAAGAAGTTGGCGAAGAAACTTCAAAAGGCACTGGGTAAGAAGGTCAAGGTTGAGAGTGTCTATGAGCGGCGGAAG